TTTCTGCGTTTGCTAAATTTAAATCTAATTCAAGTTGTTGTTTACTTGTTGCTTGTAATACCCTTGGTGCGTATTTGTTATCAGCGTTGTATGCCACAAAAGTTACCGCATCATCAGTTACTTGTAGTCTTTGTTTGACAACTTTCTTCATAACTTTTTCGATATCTTCAAAAGGTATATCAGCATCATTTAAATTTCTTTTAACAGTAGAAATTAAATTTTGTGGAAGGTTAATTACATTATCAGGGTCATAATGTGCATCAAGTATATCTTGCAATGCTTTTCTTGTACCAAATCTTGCATTGCTTTCTAAAAAGTGATAGTAAGCCTGTTTAAATGTTGGTATTCTGTTAAGAGTTGCCTCAGACTGTCCAACTGCAAAAAACAAAGCATCTATAAAATTAGCATATCCATCTCTCCAACTTCTACCTGATACTTTTTTAAGACCTGGTACTGTAGCAGGTAAATCTTCTAATACTTCTAACATGATTGGTCTAATAGTTTTTTTAAGACTTTCTTTGTTAATTTGTTTTGCTACATCAAGACTTCTTATATTTACTCTTCCTACTTGCCCTTGTGCAATCATGTCAATCAAATCAGGTTGATTTGCAGTAAAATTAGATATTGTCATTTTATGATGTCTTACAAAATCAATATAATCTTGGTCTGTTTTCAATACTGGTATAACTTCTGAACCTTTGTCTACACTTCTAACAGATAAAATCTTTCTATTCAATTCAGTAATCTCATCCATAAGATAAGGAGTTCTTTGAATTAAATCTACAATCTCTTCATCAGGTAGATTCTTTTTCATTGCCTGTGCAATAACAGGCATAAATGGGTCATGTGCAAATTGTGTTACCAAAAAATCTATGTAAGATTCTACATAATCATCTTGAACATCTAATCTTGTAGCTCCTGGAACTACCTCTTCTTCAGTTGCATATTTAAATACATCTTCATACTCACCTTTGGTTTTTCTAAATACAGATGTAAACCTTGGGTCTCTTGCATATAAGTCTTGTACTTCAGGTAAACCAAACTTAGAATTATTTTCTTTTAATGCTCCTAATCCCTTTCTAATAAAATCAGGATATTTTTCACTTAGAACTTTTCCTGAAGTTCTAAATGGTCCAGTCAAAGCAGTGTAAGGTTTAAAATCAGGATTCTGTGATTGAATTAATTTAACCATTGCAGCATTTGGGTCATTCCAAATAAGTTTTAAATATTCCCAAGGACTTCTAAATATAGATGCAAGACCTCTTGCAGACATACGCAAAGCTCCATCTGTAGTAATCTTCAATGGAAAAGCAACCCTGGTAATAAGTTGTAAAGGCATCCATGCTCTACTAATAAAAGTAAAAGCAAAATCTGTAGCTTTGAAAGGTATTTTTTCTGCACCATACTTAAATAACTGAGATGGGTCTTCTAATCCATCTTTAATAACTCCTTGCAATTCTCTTCCAATAGGAGTTGATTTATCATAAAATGTACCTGGTAATCCTTCATCAAATTGTTTTCTAACAGCATCCATACTGGTTTCAAAGTTTTTTGTTCCAAATACTTTGTTTCTTAATCTTCTTCGTAGACCTGTGTATCTTAAAATTGCTTTCATATCAGGTATGTTGATTGTCAAATCCATTGCCTGACCTGCCATTGCTAATGCGTGTTCACTAGCATACGCTTTATCAGTTTCTGACAAAAGTGTATTATGATATTGCGCTCTAGCAATAGGGTCTAAACCTTCTTGTAGTAAAGTTCTGTCATAAAATTGTGGTGATTGTGATGGTCTGTATGCTCTTCCTTTTTCACTGAAACCACGAACATCATCTAATGAAGACTCCATAAGTTCTTTAATTTCATTGTCTGACAAACCAAAAGTATATCTAAGTTGTAAAGCACCTTCACCTTTTACTAACCTGTCATAAAAAATATTTTGTGCGCCTCTATAATCTTTTCTATAAATAGCATCATAAAACTCTCTTACTAATTCATCTATTTTATTTTCAGGTATTGACATCATGTAACCTGTTTTAATAAATGTATCTACTGCTCTATCTGTTTCACCAAGATATGCCCATGGTCTTGAAGGTAATCTAACATCTGTACCACCAAAAATATCTTTCATACTTGACTGTAAAGTTCTTACTGGATTTTTTGATTTTCTACCTCCACCTCTCATGTAAGTTGCTGTGTAGTTACCATCTGTCATTGCAGCGTAAAGGTTATCTAAAAAGTTATCGTTCAATACTTTTGCTTGTATGTGAAAGTCATTAGCTTGTGTAAGGTTATTACCTTTAAATCTTACATCTGAAATAAGTCCGCCAGTCAAACTATCTTTTATAATATCAAAAGTTTTTTCAGGATTATCTACAACTTCTTTTGCCATAGAAGGACTAAATCCATTTCTAGCTAAATATGTAAAAACAGGAGCATCTTTAGCTACTGCTTGTTGTATTTCGTTTGCCATAAGAGAAATAGTTTCATCTTTATCTGCCCAGAAATCTACTGCTCTTCCACCTGCTTTTATGTAATCATCTAAATCTCTACCAACAGCAGCTAAAGTTTTACTTGTTTGTGCAGACCTACCACCTATACCGACACCAGGCAAAACCATTGTTGGGTCTGTAACAACCATCAGTCCTAGGTTTGACATAAAACCAATCCAAGAAAACCATCCATGTTTTGGGTCAAAGTTTAAATCTGCGATTTCTTCTGTTTCAGCAGATAACAACGCAGTAAATTTTGTTTCAAACTCATCATCTGTCATAGATGTAGATTGATAAGTTTGTACAAGCTTAGCTATCTCACCTTCTGTTTTTTGTTTAATATCAAAAATTACATTGTTGAGAGGTGAATACTCTCCTCCTAATGTTCCTGTAAGTGTATATCTAATTTGGTCTCCAGGAGTTGCAGGAATAGAATATTTTTTAAAACCTTCTCTACTTCTTTGTGCTTGTACAAAATATTCATTAGTACCAAAAAATTGCTCTATACCTTGTTTATTAGCATTACCTACAAGTTGATTGTATGTTTCAAAATATACATCAAGTTTTTCATTAAGTGTAAGATTTCTTTTAATTCCATCTTCTTTTATTTTTAAATTTTCTTGATATACACTTGGGAAATATTCTTTAATAACATCTATATCGCTTTGTGCAAATTTAAAATCTGTTTGTGTATCTAAAAAAGTTGTTGCATCTGCAATAGCTAATGGTGCAATATTTAATACTTGTTCAGGTATATCCATGTTTAAGTTTCTTGATGTTTCTTCTAAAGCATATCTAGCACCAAATGCTTGTAAACCTTTAAGAAAAGATTGTATTCTCCAGGTTATAGGTATTCTGTTACCTTTTGTTCCT